CCTTTTTAGTAAAACTGATATGGATATGCTTATCGTGGCGATTAATGCCAGAATAAGTTCTCCAACGCCAAAGCGATTTAGCTGAGGAAATCTTTCCTGCGTAGATAACATATGAGATTCGTTTGTCCTTCTTGGCGCATAGGCGTATTTGGTCGGCAAGATAAGCACCTGTGCTGGGGCGTGAGTCGAAGTCCTTATCCACATCAATAGCCCTGACGATTCCGTTAGACGGATCGGGATTGTGGTCACTCTTACGATTGGAGTGTGCGGCATCGCCTATCCAACCATCAGACTTTCTATCGCGGTCAGGAAATGAATCATCAATCTGCTCACGAAGTTGTTGTCCTGCTTTACAGAGTAAAGGCTTCATCAGGAACTATCCATTGGCAAGTATCTTCATCAAAGCCTGTTGCTTTTAATGGTTTTGGTGGGATGAAAGCGTCACGAACTGAATCATAAGAATAACCAATACCTGCAAAGTTTTTACGAATGTTTCCATTGTAAGAAGTTTTAATCCAAGTTCCACCAAGTGACTCCATAAATGATTGACCTTCGTCTGGTGCATTGTTGTCACCAACTAATACACGAAGAACTATGTTGTCTTGATCTATTTCCGCCCAATGACTCATGCTGCATACCTCACAATTACTAATCCTGAACCACCAGCTCCACCAGTATTTGAGTTCTGTGAAGAACCACCACCGCCAGAGCCTGTATTAGCAGTTGCATCAGTTGAAACGCCAGCGTTAGAACCACCACCAGAACCACCAGTACCGTTAATCAGAGCACCAAACATTCCACCGCCGCCGCCGCCTGCAATAAATCCTGATACACCTAAACCAGTTAGAGTTAAAACTGTTGAAAGAGAACCCCAGTTAGTAACTGTGCTGACACCAGCACCTCCATTACCACCTGCGCCAGATGTTGAGTTAGCGCCAACTGCACCCATACCTCCGCCACCGCCTGCAGTTACTGTCGGACCACCTGATCCACCATTAAAACCTTGAGAACCTGTGCCACCTGCATAAGTAACACCTGAACCAACACCACCACCGCCGCCTGAACCGCCGTTTGCGCCAGCTGTGTTATTAGGTGCACCACCACCACCGCCAGTAGCAGTAGTCAAAGAACCAAATACTGAGTTGCTTCCATTTGTTCCAAAGGAACTCACAGCTCCTTTAGCGCCACCAGCGCCAACAGTTACAGTATAAGAATTGACTGCTAAAGATTGTGAAGCAAAACCAAGAGCGCCACCTGATCCACCGCCGCCGCCAGAACTTCCGCCACCACCTGCGCCACCGGCAACAACTAGAACATCACAGGTTAGAGGTAATCCAGTAACAGTTAATGTTCCTGATGCTGTAAATACGCGATAGTTGAATCCACCACTTGTATAAAGCGTACCCCCAGAAACATTTGTGCTAAGAGCACTATTTAATGAAGTTACAAGGTTGCCTATCATTATGCAATCGCACCTACGACATACCAAGCATCTGTGCCAGTTTTAATACAAGCTGCTGATTTGTATTGTCCAATAGTAGGAGCAGCAGCAGTTGCACCAGCAGATAGAATTGTTGTTGTTCCAGATGTAACTGCTGAGATTGTGCAAGTTCCTGCACCAATGTTGAGAACAGTAATAACTGTACCAATAGGAAATGCCACAGATGCGTTGGTTGGTATCTTAAACGCAATGGCAGTTGCTTTATTCATCAGTTGTAGGACTTGATATTGGTCATTAAGTACTGCTGTGTAATCTGCTGTGTTAGCTGTACCAACTGTGAAGGCAGTCAAGCCATTGTACATATTGGCTGTAAGCACATCACCTGTGGCTGCTGGAAAAGTTGGCATTATATCTCCTTAGTAACTTAAAACGCTAGTTCCTAGAATACCGTATAAAGACGATCCAATGATGAATCCATCGATGATTGGTTCTAGGGTGGTGAATTGGGTTTTCCAAGAATTAGGGGTGATGCTGTGGGCAACCCCAAAAACTTGCAATGTTTTGGTCAGGTCTGATGCCCCTGGTTGTGTGGTTGTAATGGTTACAGGATCAAAGAACTCTAAGTCTAAGGCAGCTGTAATTCCTGCATCGTAATTGTCTGTGTAAAGGTCAAGGGTAATAGCATCGCATCGAGTTGTGGTTTCTGCCCTAGATGCCACATAAGCCCGAGCATAATCAAGAGCTACTGCATCTGTTTCCATCAAAAGATTTTGTTGGTTATACGAGTGAATGAAGTATTTGTCGATAGATGGTTGATTGATGGCAGTCTGCGTTGTGCCGCCTGTGCGAGTAATCTGGGCTGAGTTATAGATAAGCACATCGTTAAGAAGCCAGACGGCATTGAAATAGGAAATGCCTGTGCCATTGTCATTAAACACAACTGGAGTGCCATTGACACTACTGGTTGTAAAGGCTCTATCTTGAAATACGAACGACCCAGAAGCATCTACATATAAAGAGCCATACTCTGAGAGTTCGACTGTCTGCATGGCTTCTAGGGCTGTTCTAGGGCTACCTGGATCAGCAAGCAACGATGTCTGTCCAGCATCGACATCACGCATGGATTCGGGCCAATCAATTTGATCAAGAATCTTATTTATTCGAGTACCAGATAACTGTCCTGCACCTGAATCGGTGACTGTTGCAATCTGAGCATTTTGAGCAAGTCTAAAAGCATCTACTGCTGTGATAGTTGTATAGACAACATCACCTGTGAACTTTGGAGTTGTTGTGGAATAGCCAGTAATAAAGCCTGAAAAAATTGGGTAAGTGACTGTGTTCCAAGTAGCAGTTATCTGAACTTTGCGCATTGGATTGAGTAAGCCAAAATAAGGGCTAGCCGTATTCTGTGGATTGAAGTCACCATTCTGATCCACAATGCGAAGGCTCAACTGACCTGTCTGGAATTGGTCTGCTTGAGCATTGCGCCCTCTAGTCGTACTAACTGAATCGACTTGATTAGATACATCGACAATAACGACTGAACCATCTGATAAAACATTTGTTCCAAAGATTCCTGAGCCAATAATAAAAGCCTGGGCAAAACTTGGACCTGTTGAGAAGTTAATTACAGCATTGACTACTGGTACTGCCACTAGATTGCTCCAGCGTAAGTAGTTGAACTTCCGTATCTATTAAGGTCTTGGATTGCTCCCTGAACAACTGCTGCAATTTGTTGATCGCCTATGCCTTGCGCATTGATAATGTAAGTAGGAGCAGAGTTACTTGCGTAACGAGCTTCATTTTGTCTAAAAGATTCCAATGGCGAAGATGGCATGGGAGTTGGTGCTTTGGCTAAAGGAGTTACTGTTGGACCTGTTTTTAATGAATCAATTTCAGATTGTTTAAAAGATGCTAGTCCTGCTGAATATGAGATTTGCAATGCGGCAGCCTGCATAGAAGCTGCTAACAAGAGTGCTTGTTTAGCCGCTTCATCTTCTGCTTTAATTTTGCCAGCAAGAGCTGTGTCATTATCGTGGATAGCAATGAGCGACTTAATCCGCATCTGGGTTTCTTGATCTGTTGCACTATTGAGTGCTGCAAATAACCCAATACGTTCTACATCAAACTTCTTCTTAAGTTCTTCCAAAGCCTGTTGATCTGCTGTTAAGACAATTTTTCTAGTTGTATTAGCATTGTCGATTTTTGCTAGTTCATTCTTAGACTTTTGTAATTTAAGTGCATCGGCATTGGCTTTATCGATGGCTTTGCGTTGTCCAGGCGATTGTGCTGGAGTGCCTGCTGCTGTGGTTTTGCGATTGCGACCAAACATAGAAAGTAGGGCTAATGCACCAGTAGGCGCTGTTAAGAAATCTGAAATAACACCTGCTCCAGGTATTTCTCTTAACTTGGATATCAGAACGCCTACGCCATAGATTGCATTACCAACCTGAGTTGCAAATCCTTCCATTGCAGTAGTAGCTCCGCCGATGCCATCTTTGCCTGCGATAAGTTGCATAGCGTCAAGTAGGTCTTTGCCGATAATCTCTTTAGCATTCTCAGAAGCAACTGTAAGCTTTGCTATTGATCCTGCATAGCCTTCCGCAGCAGCTAAAGCCTGACCAGAAAACTTTTTTGTAAGTTCTGCTGTAATTAAGTCTAAGTCACCGGATGCAAGTGTGGCTTTAGATAAACCTGCACCTAGACGGCTGAGAGCTGTGGTTTGACCACCATAAGCCTTTGCAAGTGCCAAAGACACAGCGCCTAAATCTCTGCCTGTACCTGCTGCAATATCGAGGGCTAGGGCTAAGCCATCTTGTGACTTCTTAACATTGCCTGTGGCTGTAAGTAAAGTTCTAAAGGCTGGGCGTAGTTGATCATCGAGAACGCCAGTAGCGCGCTGTAAGTCACCAATAAACTTTTCAACCTCGATGGCTGCAA